TTGCTCATCAACCTTCACCTCTTCGATACCCCGTGTAAACTTGGCATCATACTGAGAGGCACGGGCCTCATCCAGCAAGTAAGCGTAAGCCTCTGCCAATGCACCATACAAGTACAGGTCAGGGCTTCTCAAAAACAAGGTCGGTGTGACTGTGTTGCTGATTGCTGGCAATGTGCCAATGTAAACAATTTCCGCAGTGTAGCCGCTGTCAGGAATAGGCCGTAGCTTCATCTCTTTGCCGACAATGCTGTAGCCCTCTGGCGAACCCGTCCCATTTGAAGAATAAGATGTATCCAGAGATGACGGGCTAAAGTAAGATAGCACCTTTACAGGCGATGTATTTAACTTTACCTCGCGCACCTCGCGCAAGTCTGTGGGCAGGGCAATATACTCATCATTAGCCACTAGGGTTGCCTGAACACGCTTTTCCTGTTCGCGTGTCTCCAACTCCCGACTCATCCGCGCCTCTGCAAGCTGGATAAAGCTAGGTATTTGTGTGGTCAGATCATCACGCGCCAGAAAGTTGGCGATTGAGTCCTGCAAGTCCTGATAGCTAGTGATGCTCATAAGTTACCGCCGCCTGTTCTAAACGCTCTGTTCTGCGAATCGTTCAGCCACTGCTTCCAAGCTTTAGGGTTGTCGGCTGGCTTGCCAAACTTTTCTACAAGGTGAGCATACACTATATTCGGGATTTCTGCCACATGGGCCATATGCCTTTGCGTACCCCGCATCTGGCCATATTGCCAGTCGTTGTTCATCTGCGTATTAAGCTTCACCAGATTTTCAAAGTTCTGCTTTTGCTCAATAAAAGTAGACCCGTCAGTGTTCTGGTGCATCATTACTTGCTTACCAGTGACCGGGTCCGTGGATAAAATTCTTTTCATGTTAATCCCCCTGAAAGGGAGAAGGGCGGTCGCCCGCCCCTCTCTATGATTACTTAGGAACCTGACAGGTCAAGAATCATGCTGTGGGCTTTTGGAGCCATGACTTTAAGCGACCACTCAGTAATCAACTGAGTCTTCTCTGCGTCACCTGTTGCCGCAATGTCGCGTTCTGCGAAGTTACGGCCGTTCAGTGTGCAAAGTGAAGCGAAGTCTGGGTCAATCAGGAACACCCGGTCGTTGCCCAGGAACCGTGAAGGTGCAACTTCGATTGTGCCAAAGTCTGTCAGGAAGACAGAAGTTGAACCAACGTAAGTCACTTCCTTGGCGGCTGTCATGTTGACATCGTTGCTGACCAGATTGCCAGATGCTGACAGGTCTGAGAAGTTTGCGCGGTTGGTCGCAGAAGCAACCATGATCTTTGGGTTACCGCCGTCTTCCCATGCGTCCTGCATGCCGTCCTCGATGAGGGCCAGTGTCAGTGCGCGGTCAGTACCACCTGTTGGTACGTCTGTACCATCGCCAGTTGCAAATGCACCTGATGCGCCGACTGAACCATTTGTGATCCATGATGTCAGGCCAGCAGATTTGCGTGGGTCTGAGCCAGAACGTGCCTGGTCTGTGTCGCCGATTGACTTTTCAATGTCACGGCGAAGTTCCAGTGACTTTAACACCTTTTGGTAAGCCATCTCCTTGTCCCGGCCAGCTTTGTCAACTGAGTCCAGGGTGCCGGAAACTGCAACCGCTTTTACACTGATCTGATGGTAGTTACCCAGACGTGTTGTAGCTGTTGGTGTTGCGAATGATGCATCTGCACCTTCGTTGACCGCGTTATTTGCGGCGGCGGCCAGTTCCTGCACTTGCCATTCAGTGAAGATACCGTTTGAGGTTTCTTTCTTCAGCGCAGAAAAGATTGGGGTTTCATCAGGGTCGATGCGGTAAATCACATCGGCCAGTTGTTCGCGTTCGCCTACGGCGAGACTGGTAGTAAAGGTAGCCATTTTAAAATTCCTTCTATCGCTAGTTACCCATTAAAAACTGAACAGCCGCATCCACAGATTTCTCTTTTGTGAGCCTCTGTAAAGACTGCTGTCTTTGACGACTTGCGACTTGCGCCTTTGTCTTCGGTTGACCAGCTTTCGCCATCTTAGGAGCCTTTGCCGCTTTCTTCTTCGCGGCGGGTTTCTTCTGCTGAAGATTGTCCCATTGCCACGCCTTATAAAGCAGTTCGATTGCACGCAGCAAGCCGCTTTTGCATTGCTTGCTGTTGCTCCTGAGCCTGCTGTTGTGCGACTGCCTGCCTTTCGGCTTCTACCTGACGCGCATATTCCTTTTGCTGGTCTAATTGCGCCTTGTAAACAATCAACTCTTCAGCAGAATACTGCTTGGCCAACTCAGCCCAATCAGGTTCCTTCTGGGTGACCTCTTGAAGCTGTCCAGACAACTGTTCAAGTTGCTGTGCATAGGCATCCCTCATCTGAGCAATCTCTGCCTGTTGACTTTCAACAGCCTTGCGTTGTTCAGCGAGTTCTTGACTACGCTTTGTGTATGCTTGCTGTCGCGAATAACCGTTGAGCAGTTCTTCTTCCGTGACCTCGATTTCGTCACCGTCTACACGGACAGTGTACATCTGAGGTTGGTCTTCGACCTGTTCTTCAGCTTCCTCTTCAGCTTCATACTCACCTTCTTCATCATCCTCGACAAATTCAACCGTTTCGGCTTCCTCTGTCTCGGCCTCTGCTTCCAGTGCCGGGGCTTCTTCTACTTCCGTAGCTTCTTCCCCTTGCCGCCCTTCGCTTTCCGTGTCCTGTTCGGGTGGAGTAGCCAATAGGGATTCGATGGCATCATTAACAGAAATTGTTCCAGTCTCTTGCGAGGTATTGGACATATCTATTTCCTTTTCTCAAATTTTACGCGATTTTGCAACTCAGCTAGTTGCGCCTTAGCCAGCTTGCCATTCGTGACAACCCCCTCAAGATATCCTCTGAGGGCCGACAAGTTCTGACATAACATATACAGCCGTTCACGGTTTTGTGAATCTTCCACAGAACTGACCTTCCACGCCTGTATAAAATCTGCTTCAAGTTGCTGAAAAGCTTCTTGTAGTAAATCATTTCTCAATAAGGAAGCGGCCTTCTCGCCGCGTTCCACTTCCTCTCTGACTTTACCTTCATTCATCTAATAACGTGTATCCTGTTAAATCATATGGGTCTTGATAGATGCCTGCGTATGTAGGCTGTCTGAACGCCATGTTCATCGCCTCAAAGTCAGCGGGGTCTTGCCCGGCAAGCAACCCGCCATATTGCTGAACAGGCCTATCAAGCAAACCCATCCGCAAAAACCGTCCCTCTCTTGGGAAAACCCCGCCATCTGGGTAAACATACCCCTGCTGTATCATTGACTTTTCAGGCTCAGGCTCTTCTGTCGGTGTAACGGCTGTAACTGGTGCGCGAGGGATGTCCGGACCGCCATCATCATCTTGCGGAATGTCGCCAGTGTAGCTTTCGGCTTGATAGCCTATAACCATGCCTGTGTCCGGGTCTGTTATTGCCCTTGAGCCTTTCTGCAAAGGGTCAAAGCCAGGCCGACCAAAGTAAGATTCGCCACCAAATAAACCCTCACCCATAACACCGACAATTTGCCCTGATGGGTCATATACAGGAGTGCCGCCCTCAAGCACCCGGTCATAAATGCCGGAAGCTGTTCTTTGCCCCAGATTCAACGCACCAAGCAACCCAAACTGCGGGAAAGGACTTTGCAAGTTGCGCCTTGCTCCTAGCTGTGAGAGAGGCATGGTGCCAGCGGCAAATCCCTGCGCCACTTGCTGAGGCAACATTGGATTTCGCAACCGCGATATCTGTTGTTGTGCGACTTGCTGATTTACCTTGTCTTGCAGAGCGGCAACATAAGCGTCATCATCAGAACTGCCGCCGCTAATGTCTGCCAAAGTAACTTGACCACCGCGTGTAGGGTCTTCAGCCGCGCCTGTACCAAGAACGTCATATCCGCCAGTGTCGCTCTGGCCACCACCAGATGATATGGATATACCTTGTCCCGCAACGTAATCTGCACCAGATTGGAATGTAGGCATGACTTTACCCTCTCGGCAAGTTTGTTGAAATTTCAGCGTCTGTAAACGCCTTTACCCTGCGTAACTCAGCTTCAGCCGCGAGTTCCTGTCGGCGCAGTTCCAACTCCGCCTGCATCTTTTCACGCTCAAGTTCCAGTTCCATCATCATACGCTCACGCTTCAAAGCCATTTCAGCTTGCAACTCAGCGGCCTTAGCTTGATCGCCCTGCTGTGGCTGTTGCGCCATCTGCTGTTGCAACATGGCAATCTGCTGTGGGCTGTTGAAGAACTGGTCGGCGTCCTTGAACCCGCCAATCTCCGCAATGGACCGCAGTGTGTTTACATACTGAGCCATGCT